CTCTGATTTTTCTATTAAAAATGGCGTTTCGTCTAATGCCTTGACAGGTAGCTTACCACCTTGTTCTTTCTTGGCTGGCACATCAGCTCTAAAGAGTGGGCATGGGTTCATTGGATATCCGAAAGTCCAATCATCACCAACGGAAAGGTATATCTCTGCAATAGGTGCAGCAGCGAGAGGGCTTCCTTGCACGTTGATGGCATCAAAAGTAACATAAAACTGAGGGGCATTATCACGCTCAGCCGAGAATGAGGCACAGTTCATGTTATATTTGGTGTAGTAGGGGATTTGAGCTTCCAAGACTGGTCTATTGTTAGTTTCGGTAATAACAACACCAACATCTGCTTGCGCATCTTGGCCTCCTAGAATTTCTCCATCAGTGGCATTACATATACGAATGTAATTTCTGAGGGCTAAATCTCCTCTGTTTAGAACAACTTTTACTCGATAACTTCCTCTATTAAAGTGGAATAATCTAATAATTCTGTCCCAAACTAATACTCTACCCGAGTTCACTGTCGTAGGACTATATGTAAGATTGTTTACGGTAAGATCGGCATACCAGTGATATCTGTGGAGCATTTCAGGAAAGCTGGAAACTTGCTCTCCCATTTGTACATTTCTAGGTATGTACGTGGATGCATCAATAAGAGTTGGAAATGGTTTGCGGAACACATCTCTTATATCTGAGGCTGTTTGTGCAGCATCCATCTGGCCAAACAACTTGGGTTTTCTGGAGGGTAATACAGTTCCGTCTATAAAATCCTCCCAAAGGGGGGTAGGTCTTGCAACTTCGAAATCTTCTCCTCCCGCCATCCATATTTGGAAATAAATCTTAGCATCAGCTGCTGAATCTGCATCGGTAACAGGATTCACAACTGACATAATCAATTGTCCGCTAAAACCTTCCCATTGAGTGATAGGTAACTCATTAGCAACGTGTGGTGGAACCACAGTGGTCCAGGACGAATCCTTGAGATATGGAATGGTGAACGAAGTAGATGTGTCACCTGAAATATCTATGATTTTACTCACAGTGTCTCCTTCTTCATTGGCAGCCAGTGAAGCATTCCAGGTGGGATCGGGCAAATAAGTCACTCTCAAACGAGCCGTTGTAAACTTATTAGCAGTGAATTGGATATGGTATTTGAGACTACCTCTCCAAAACTTAAAGTAGGATGCAAGGTTTCCTACGTGTGAAAGATAGTATATTGAACCAGGTGATCCTCCAATAGTAGCAGTAGTAGTAGGACAAAAAGTTGGTGTCACAGGGATGACTATGGGCTTGTAACCAATGGGATTGGTTCCGTCAACTTCTCCTATAGCTATAAGGGAGGGGAGTTTCTTATACTCACTGAACATATTGTAATCTTGGGGCGTACAATATATGGATGTGTCAGTAGCGACTTTGTTCTCAGGGTGCATTGCGAGAACATCACATCCGTCCAATCCAGAGGCATTTGCAAAAGAAGATGCAATGTAGGGTTGGAATTTCTGAACAGCTTGTGTTGAGGTGGGTTTGTCCAGAAACATAGAGCTCATAAGTTCAGGAATGTTAGAGGAAAAGGATTTGACAATATTGGCAAATGAACTCTTGACAGCAGTCTTAGCAATACTGGCTATGGTATTAGCTCCAGATCGGGCAGCTTGTTCCATCTGACCATAAAGCTTTTTCTTCTTATCAGTAAGAGCATTGGTTCTCAATCCTAATCCAGCTGGTTCAGGGTTGACAAAGTTTGCATACACTGACACAGTGAGCTGTGGAGTGCCAGTGGCTCCCATCATTCGAAGGGGAGCTAGAACATAGCAAACAACGCGACCAAAGAATCCTTTTGCTGTCGTGGAGGCACTATCTTTCATGTTCCAATAATTTGTGGGTCCTACGAAGGGAATAACCCAATCAAGAGAAACGTTTGTATCTGCGGATAACACAGAATTAGGAAGGGAAGATGCAGTATAAACATTATAAAATGGATTTATTGACAAATCATCCTCGGAGTAATGCGGTAACCAGGCAAACATGAGCTTTCCTGAGTGCATTGCTGTTCCGTTAATCTTGACGGACATTCGAACGGCGGATCTAAAATATTGGAAACGGTTGAGCTTTTCTTCGATATTGGGGATGGACACCAAATCCTGTGGGAAGCTCAGGGACGCAACTTCAGTACCAAAAGCGGTTGCAGCGCTCCAGTTGAACTGGAATATAGGATAGGTTCTTGTAAGAACACTATTCATGCCTTGAGGGGGGTATGGGTCGGTTCCAGACACTACAGGCATGGTGGTTGTTGGTGTCTCTACGAAGGGTACTTGCTTCGCTGAATTGTCTACAAAATTGGTTAATCCAACAACTGTTTCTTGACCTCCTGTTACTTCGGATTTGTCCATCTGACCAACGAGGTTGGGTTTGAGATCAAAGAAAGTTCGGGCGCATTCTTCAAAACTGAGAGTGCATGCGCGGTAGCCTCTCTCTTTCATAGCCAAATTCCACTTTTTCTTATTATTTTCAAAATAAGTCTTCCCCCAGTGGAATGATTCTCTAAGAGCAGAATCCAAACTCTGAAGCAAACCTTCCTCTTCAGTGTTTGAGCTGGAATACCAGTACGGGATTTCCTCTATAATGGTTTTATCGAGGGCTCCGTGTACGTTTCCGTTATCGTCGCGAATAAGATATCTTTGCAAATACTTGAATTCGCTCCATTTGAAATAGGGCACTAATGGCTGGTCTTTGTATATGCTAGTGTACTTCATTCCCCATTTCTCGCATTCTTCAGCAACATCGAACATACTAAACCAAATCTTTTTGAATTTCGCAAACGCGTGATCGTCTCCAAACCCTTTGAAAAACTTCCAAACCAATTCTAGTATGTCAGTCATTGACAAGGTTTTGAGATAAGCGCATTGTTCGCAATCTTCTAGTTTGCATTCCGAAAGGTGCTTTATTCTAGCATTTACTGCAGTGAGCATGAACACAATGAGCATAATGAAAGTGTTCTTCACAGTGGTCATGTATCGTCCAGAAGGATTTCCGACAGTTCGATATAACACGTTAAGGGCAACGTGTATAACATTGGACAACTCATCATCCATCGCTTCAAGTACTCTCAGGTCTTCTTCAGTAAACAAACCATAGTTGGCGTACCATAGCTTGAGTATTTCTCGAAAGGCCCTTGAGAGTCTATCGGGCTCCGAAGCATCCATCGTTGAAAGATCACCTGCAAGGACATCAGGTTCTGGGCCATCTTGTTCGAGCTTGGCTACAATAAGGGTGGTTCCCATGATTCTGGAACTATCGTAACCGAGGTCACAAACACTGTCTATCTGTGATTGCATTCTAACAATGTTCTCAAAGAAGGCTCCTGTGTATTGTTTTTCTATGGCTAGGGCTTCCATAGGCAAGGAATTCATAATTCTAGTTCTTCCAACGGGGTTTCCTTGCTCATCTCGTACTTTGGCTTTTGGTAATCTTTCATCTTTCAAATTGTCGCATACAACAACCGGGGCACATGGTTTACCTGTTCTATAATGTTCGAGCAGTTCATCGTACCTTTGTTGTAATTGCGGCTTAAGGGCATATTTTGGCTTCTTAATTGGGCTATCTGGGACAAGGTCTATGAAGCCAAATTTTCCTTTTAGACCTGGTTGTCTTCCTGCATAGTTGACATTGTGTGGCCATCCGGGGGACGTTTTGAAATCCATTGGACCAACATGGTGCCATCCTGGGACTCCATTTAGGGCTTCGTCTAATGATAATTTCTTGGCTTCAACTAGGTATGGTAACTTGTCAGCTATAAACTGAATGATCTCTGGAAGATAAGGATCATCGTGGGTGTTTCGATCACGGATCAATTTCCTTTTGAGTCCAACGTGATATGGAGCAACACCTTTGATGGGACGTAACTGGGCAGGCATGGTCAGCGCAGGTTGCCACATTCCATGCATGAAGGAAGGTCGTATTTCAGTGTCACCAGACACTCTCATAACCATGTGTTTAGGCACAGTTCCGAGAACCTCTACATTCGGACATTGAAAAGCATCGAGTGGAATGACTGCATTTTCAATGGGTCCAATGGGCAACTCTTCATATTGAGCTTTGAGATCAGCTACAATTCCGGCAGCCTGCAAGTCTTCATAAGTGATCAGACTGCAAGCTCCTTGACCCCCTCCTCCAGCACAGTGTATTCCCAACAATTTTCTTGGGCACTTGGCATTCATCGCAAGGTACAGCGCTCCACATTCTCCACTATAAGTCTCAATGTTAGCCAGGAGCGTATTGGCATTCACCATCTGAGTCTGAACATTTTTGGAAGCAGGATATTCAGTTTTTCCATACAAGGTCACTCGTCCAGTGGAATAACGAGAGCGGATTTGGTCAGTCTTTAGGTCTTTAATCACGAGGCAGACTGAATCTTGAGCAATAGCCTCTAGGTCTTCAGCACGGATAAAATGCTTACTTAAATCCTTGTGGTCGGGGAAATCTTTCTTATTGATTGTGACATACACTTGATCTTGATCTTCAGCTTCTATCATATCGACGTCGTCAACGTTTAGTGTAATGATCTTGTCTTTACCAATCAAAGTGAAAGAAGAACTATTTTCAGCAACTTTAAAAATGTGCTTTGTGGTCACAAAGGTCTTACCTTTGATAAAAGTACATCGAACTCTACCTCCTTCTACTTCGATTCCGTACTGAGCAGCAGCAACAGCTTTGGTGAGTTCTTCAGCGTTTGGATCTTTGGATTGGGCTTGAAATTTCTTAAACCGGGTGGCATTTTTACGGAAAGTAGCCTGTTGTGGATGGTTCTTAGGAAATCTTGGGTCATATTCCTTCATTGAGCCCCCTTCTCCTTCGAGCTTTGGTTTCTTCTTTCCAAAAGCATAGGCAAGGGCAATGCCTGTGCTGACAATTCCTAGCAATCCAATTGCTGTAGCAAGGGACGAGGCAACGGGATGTGTCTTGAAAAATTCAGATATTCCTTCTACTCCTTTCTTCGCATAATTCTTGAAGCCATTAATAAATAAGACTATTCCTTTCTGATTATCTACGATTGTGGTCTTGATGTTTGACACTGATTTGCTGATGTTTTCCAGTGGATCCTCATAGTTTGTTCGGTTCGAATCTACTGGCACACTTTTCCTCACTTCAGCGGCAACTTTTGCATAATCTTCCATAGTTGATGCAATTTCTGAAAGGGTTTGATCGTGTCTTAATTTAATGGCTTTTGCTTCAAATTCATCATCTGAATCTTCTAAAGGGTGACGAAGGGCAGCTTCTGGGCAATGGAACATTTGTCCTACCAATTTGTACTTAGGGTCGGTGCGCATAATATCGGTTAGAACTTTTCGTTTAACTTGATCAACTTCATCGAGCTTGGGTTCTGATCTGAGATACTCTATTAAGTTGGAGTTTGCAGAGTGTAATATGCAATATCTCTTGTACACTAGGGCTAAGAACTCCCAATAATTGAGAACTCCTCCTTCTAAGATTTTCTCTTCTGAAAGTGGGTCGTACAATTGAAATTGGTAAACCTCTCTACTCCATGATCTGGCAGTTTCCGGTTTGTCACTATCATGATTGGTGTTTCTCGTGACTTCTACAAGAAAATCTCTTCTTCTCTTGAAAGCGTTGATATCTTGGAGCTTCAGGTTGGTGGGTGTAACAACAGAATTACTTGTGAGTATTACTAATTGAGATCTAAAGTATACTCCTCCTTTATTGAGCAAATTGGCTTGATTCAATGAATATGCTTCATCATTGCACATTCTAATTACAGATTCCGTTGTTTTCTGGCGCACTTGTGGGTCATCGATCTGCAAGAAATCATCAACTTTAGTAGCAAAATTATCGTCATACTTCTCCCAATACTCCGTAGTAAGATCGCGTGTGTAAATTGAATTTGGTGAGAAAGTATGATCAGTGAGCTGACACATGTCCTTGACTAAGAAATTGCTAAAAGCAGATTTTCCTTGATTTGGCAAACCAGAAGCTTGAACACATACTGGGCGGCATCGTCCATTATCAGATTTTATGTACGCATCGACAGCTTCTTTGATTTTGGCTACATCTTGGAAAACTTTCAAGAACACTGAGAGTGTTGCATTTTTCATCTGGAGCTTTGAGATCATATTCATTATTTCCAATCCTTCGGTGTACTGACGCAATATTGATCTTCTGAAATCGTTCTTTTTGACTGCTATGGAGGGATCGCAGTCCAGGAGTAGGGTGACTGAGCTCATAAAACCTGCAACGCGGTTTAGTATGTCTAACTCTTCAATTGATGCTCCATATGGAACTCCTGTTACTTGTTCGTAAATCCATTTTAGACCTTCCTTCACCATATCGAACAAGAATTTTATAAGGTCTTTGGATGTTTTCACCATTCCAGCATATGATCGTATGATTGCCATTCTCTTCATATCATCTGCTTTTTCTACTGGGGTAGTAACTCTAAACATATTTACAAGTACATTTGTAATGGCAACCCATGCGTTTTCTGCAATTCCTGGGGCATGGAAGTTGGTGATTTCTTCTCCTTCGGCATCTTTAGCTTCTCCAAAAAGCTGGGGCTGGGCATGGGCAATTGGTACAGGTTCTATTCGGCCTCTCATGTAATTCACAAAAGCTTCTATAGCCATCACGGTCATGGATGTTAATCCGGTCATTCCGATCAAACCAGCGACTAGAAGTCCTCTTGTTACAGGTTCTTTTGTTACTATACATGCTGCCAAGGTTGAAACAATTCCGATCAAACGTTCTAGAACTATTATTCCTGACTTGGCAACTCCCCAAAGATTATCTTCTATGTGGACAGCTTTTTGAAAAGCTTGCTTGATGGTGGCAAACTCACTGATAGCATGTGAGGCTACAGCAGTGGTCTCTGTGATAATCTTGGCGGTTCTTTCAGAAATATCATGTGTTAGGACAACTCCTTCTGATGCAACTTTATTTAACACTTCCTCGGTTTTTCCAAAGTTTACTCTTACACCTTCCTTAGAAATCTTATCAGTAGCATTTCCTAGGTTGGTCAAGGCTTCGTCAACTTTCTTTGAGGTAAGCATTTGAGCTTCGAGTTTCAAGAAG